TTGACGCGCATTTGATAAGCCGGGGGGAGGCTATCAAATGGCTTTGAGAGTGTGGGGGTTGTAGATAGATCGGTGCCATTCATGGCAAACGTCCTTTGTGTTAGGTGTTAGTTATCACGCCCAATGATGATAATATCCCAGGTGTTACCTGTGGTTGCCTGCGTCACAACTGCCAACTTGTCAGTAGTACCAGCGACAGCAGGGACACCACCATAGCAATGGAAGATCGTCCACGATCCACCATCGGCAGGGATAATGTTGCCGCCGCCCGAACCGATAGCAGCGGCCCAGAATCCAACATTGCTTGAAACAACGCCGAATCCTGCGGTTGCAGCGGGGCCAATGGTCAAGTAGTTGGCAGGGGTGGAACTCAGGTTCTTGATGGCAATCAACACCACTTCGTCAAAATTGACGGTATTACCACAGAAATCGGTAATGCCACCAACAAGATCATACTGGGTTGTAACCGCCGAACCGATGTTCACTTCCCGGTGATAGTGCCCCTTATTGATCTGACCATCGGCGGTGCCAGTCATCAGGGGGAATGCCTCTAAAAACCGGCTTGGGATAGGCCCGCTCTGGATCCCGTTCTGCACGATCTCATTGAGCACGATGTCGATGTTGACGTTGGCCTTGAATGTGGAGTTTGCAGCCATAATCTTTCCTTATGCCACAGTGGGGCGGGCAAGGTGTGAGGTGCCGGAAACGGACACAGTGGATTGGTCGCTTTCAGAGGTTGAAGCACGCAAAACACTGTAGGCAAAGGTGATCGTCTTATCGGCTTCACCAAAGGGCGACCCATCAACAGTGTATTGCACCGTCCAAGTGGTCACATCGCTTGCACTTCCAAGCGTAGAAGCCCAGGTCGTAGCCACATAACTACCCGCTGTCTTGTTACACAAGTCAGACAGGGTGGCGTAGGTCGTGCTGAACATATCGCGCAGGTATGCACTGAAAGAGAAGGTAGAAGGCTGGTCATCACCCAAGCGCAGGTCAGGGGTTGACCCATAGGCCCCGCGATCAAGAAAGGCATTTACCGTTTCATTGGGAGAATCCCAGGAGAAATCACCAACTTCTTTGTTGATGGTATAGGTGCGGGTGCCGTCCGTGATGACGACCTGCCCATCACGCTTGGTACGAGGTACAAGAGATTCAGCCATAGTTTCTCCTCAGTCGAGGGTGATGTAGCGGGTGATTTGGAAAGTCTGTGTGCAGATTAACCATTCAGCAGACTGTTGAGCACGGGCGCGCCTTGACGCAATGAAGCGAATGTGCATATCCCGCCCAAGCCGCCAAGCCATGTCACAGAGACGGCGGCGCAGAAGATCCTCAAGGTCGTACATTGACATTTCAGAAGCGTTCTGATCCTTGGGCATGGTGCGCAGGCAGAGGGTTACCACCACCTGATCATGCACAAGCGTCTCATCGCGGTCGCGTTCAGCACTGATAGTATCCGTCTCGGGAATTGTGACGTATACACCCCGGTTCTGAAGCTGTTGTGCATCACCTGCGGGGTCAGGTAGCCGATCGGTCACCCGAAACAGCGGCTCACCGGCACGCCAGCCCCACCCATCAGGCGCTATTGTTGGGTTGGGCGCATCAGAGATTTGACGCCGAATCTCATTGATGACTGTGGATAGGGGTTGATCAGTAGCCACTGCGCCGCCCGTAGGACATCCCGCCCAAGCCCCAATTACGCCGGGTCATGGGGCCCGATGTCAGCACAATCGGGGCACTTGACCCCTGTTGCGCTGACGTATCAATAGTGCCGGTATGGCCTGCATCATATCGAAACGTCACAGCAGCCCATGCGGCATCGGCATCTGCGCTGTACTTGGCCGCCAACTCTTTGTAGCGCCCATCGCCAATCGACGAATGGAGGTCTTCAAAGATAAGGGCCAACGCCTTGAATGCGTGAACCTCGGTCAGTTGCCACGGGTCAAAAATCAACCAAGGACGCTTGCCAGTCTGCAACAGTTTGCGCTGCACCCAATCCCCAGCCTTGCGGCGGTAAGGCTCAAAGGTGGAGATTGAAGGCGGGCGAATCGTTGCAAGATCACTATGGTAGTCGATGAGATCCGCGTCAAGGATCGTCGGGTGCCAGGCCCTACGCACAAGGTATCCCGCGCGCTGAAACGGGTAGACAATACCGCCGATGGTGAGGCTCCACACTTCAAGCCACGAGGCTTCAAGCGCGGAGTCGGCTGTGGTAGCCGCCAGTAGGGCATAGCTTGCAGGCGGCCCCAAGGTAGCACTCACCGCAATCAGCACCGCCACACCCCCCACAGAAGCCGTAAGCGTGCCCGCCGTGGCGGTCTGCTGTGCTTCGGTGGCGTCATCGTAAACATCAAGCGTGAGGGTCTGTGCGACCCCCTGCTCAATGATGCGCGGCAGGGCTTGGCGGTGTGTCAGCATCAGACGGTGTCAACCAGAATATCGGTGGTGAGAAGCTCAATCTGTTGCACCTTGAAAGCGGTTGTCAATGCCGCGTCAATCGTGATCAGAATCTCAAACCCAACCGCATCAGCAAGGTACACGGGGCTACCAAAAGCCACTTGCATCGTGTGCTCTGCAATCGCCTTACGCTCGGCTGCGGTGTCATGGGCAGCATCATAGGTGATGGTGCCGAGGGTTGAAGCCGTAGCAACTGCCGATCCATTGGCAGGAACGGTGGTATAACCTACGCTCACAGTGACATCGTTGGCGGCTGCCGTGGCGATGGTGTACTTGAGTTTCAGCCCTACGATCTTCCGCCCTTTGCTGGCGGTTGACCGAAGACTGATGGTAGGCACCTCAACCGCCAAGGCTTCCACAGCCGCCCCTGCCGTGCGGGTGATGGCGTAGTTTGCAGCAGCAGATCGGCTGCGGGTCCACACGCCAGAAACGGCGGTAAAGGAAATATGGCTGATTGGGATCACACCATCCGTCGCCTCTACAATGCCGGAGACTGCAACCCAAGTCGTTCCGCCGTCGGTGTTGCGGTACAGAAAAGCATTACCGGCGGTCGCATCTGTGCGGTAGTACAGGCTATTCAGCACTGCTGTATGAGTTGGGGCACCAGTTCCCCAAGAATCACAGGGGGAAAGCGTCACATCTGATTCAGCGTCGCTGATCCAGCGCACCCAAAAACGTTGGGCGTGGCCTTTCTTGACACGGAGGTTTGAAGATCCAACAGTAGGTGCACTGGACATCGGGGACATCTCCCAGGGCTCTCGCCCAATTCGTGAGGTTTATTTGTCGCTTTTGCCGTAGCCCTTGCGGTCTACTTCAATCGCAACCTTGCGTGCGCGATCTTTGGCGACTTCGGGTGAAGCGCCAGCATCAATCATCTGTTTCGTGAGGCGGTCCATTGCAACCCGCCCTTGGCTGTGCTCACCGTTGCCAATCATGCTTGCACCTCCGATGCACCGCCAGGGCCTACCCGGATAGTGGGGGGTGCCTTGGGGCCTTTCTGAACGGGTTGGGCTGCTTCTTGTTGGGCGTCATTGAGTTTGGCCCATGCCTTTTTCATGGCAGCAATACGGGCTTGAATGGCCTCCACCTTCTTTCCAAGGTGAGGGTTAGACTGCGCGCGCTGAATGGCGCGGTCCAAAGCAGACTCTTCAATACCGACAAGCTTATTGTAAACCGGCTCGCTCATCTCATGGCAGAGGCGATGATCACGGATGTACTTGCGGAACTCGCGGAACTGATTGGGTGCTTCGCGGGCGATGGCTTCGCCGCCGGGCAGCTTGTCAAACTCAACTGCAACGAAGCAATAGTGTTTGCCGCCACCTTTGCAATCAAAGGAAGCGAGGTAGTTCTTCCACTCTCCAAGGCGATCTTCATCTGTATTGATTACAATACCGCCTTTGGCCAGTGTGCCTGCGAACATCTTTTGAGGCTTCAAGATCTTCGGGTTGCGCGGATCTTCCTCAACCCCATTTACGCCTGCTACCAAGTGCCCTTCGTTGAGGTCGGGCAGGAACTCGCCCAGGACATCATCAAAGCTGAAGCCCCTGGGATAATGTACGTAGACATAGGGGTTATTTGCGAACTTCGCAGGTAGCCCCTCATCTTCAACAACTTGGCGTCGTTGGTACCGGCCAGTTGCCGAAATACGGACGGTGGATGACATAATCAGACCCCTCCTGGGTTAGACGCTCATGCGTCGGTGGTGATGCGAACGGCGCGCAAATCTTCTTGCTCGGCAGTGCCAGGGTAGGCATTGACAAGGTAGGAACTCATTGCATTATCGGCGTCACGGGCACGCTCAATGAACATCTCGGTATCACCGTAGATGATGTCGGCGGGATTGATCTGCATTGCAGGATCTACCTTGCCCATCGTGTAGGCAAAGGCCCCGGCGCTGAACATGCAACCCCGGCGATCTGCGCCTGCATTGGCGGTCACAACGCTGTCAGACTGATAGAACTGAACGCCTAACAGTTGGCCACGGAAGCCAACCCCGGTGGGGGCAAGAATGCCCTGTGCATCGGCGCGGAATTGGAAAGCACCGGTTTCGCCACGGGTACTATCAATCAGATCGTTGATCTGTTGAGGATGCAGAACACAAGCCAATGCGGCGGGGTTGTTCTGCAAATTCAGGTAGTACATCGCGGAGAAGATGTCATCCACTGACAGATTGACGCCGGAGGTGCCGACGTTACCGGAGACGTTGGCGAACAGTGCCACCAACAGATCAGTCAAGGTGAGGTCGCGGGCTTCGCTCAGGATACCAAAGAGGTAATCCAGGTTCAAAGCCTGTCCATCCTGGGTCATCACAAACAGATCGGTGGGCTGCATCTTGGCGTAGTATCGGGCATAGGTCAGGTCGTAGTTGGTGGTGGTGGGGATGCTGTTCGATCCGCCGCCACTGATCTCGCTTGATGCCGCAGACAGCACCAACCCGCGCGTGATCTTGGTGATATTCAAGGTTGCACTGCCCATCATGGCAGGCTCCTTGTAATCCATCAGGAAGCGCAAGCCGGTGGGATCATAGAGATTGACATGCATCATGTCGGAGAGAAGACGTGCGACACGGCCACCGTTCGAAAGGTACGTGGCGTAACTGGACTCATTGGCCATTGGGGCTCCGTGAGGGGTAGGGAGAGGTTGAACTGCTCTCGCCCTACATCGCTAACGGGGATGGACCGGTGGGCTCGTCAGTACAGCGTGACACGGCAGCGATACCGCGTCAAGCAGTTTTTTCAGCCAGTCAAAGGTGGCAAGCCCATTGCCTTCCGAAGCTGTGGGTTTTTCACTTGTTGGTCGCCCACAATCTTTGCAGCGCTGGCAATGCGCTCGGCGGGCGTCATGGCTGCAACCTGCGCGTCAGTCAGCCGCCCGGTGGGTGGTGGTGGCGCGGGCTGGGTGCCGCCGTTGACGCGGGGGGCTTGCGGAGGTGGGGCTTGTGGAGGCGCGGCAGGGGTGACAACAGGCACTTCGGCAGGGGCCGCTACCTGCGCAGGGGGTGTGGTGCCAAAATACCCTGTGGCCCATTTGGGTGGGGCTGCGGCGATCTTGTTGGCCCACTCAAAGGGGGTAGGCTTTTTGCCTGCCTCATCCACAGGGGCGCGGGCGAAGCGATCCTTGAACTCTGCGATGTCCTCTGGATCGGTGATGCCCTTGCCTTGCAGAGCTGCGCGGAATTGCCAGTTATCAGCCTCGGACTTGTGCTTTTCAACCTCTGCATTGAGGCGCGTGCGATCTGCCTCAAGCGTGGCAATAGCAGCTTGGCGCGAATCATTGACGGCTTTGAACCGGTCATAAGGCACGACGCGGTTACCGTTTTTCGTCTGATAGATTTCTGTCTTGCCATCAGCATCGAAGGCTAAGAAGGTGTGCCCATCAGGTACAGGGGAAGCTTGGGTTTGAGTGGCGGGCGCTACGGGTTGAATGGCAGGTGCAACTTCAGACATTGCAAACTCCTATTTTGCGGGTTGAGTGTTGATGATTCGTTTAGCCCAGGCCCATCCGGGGTTCCCACCCCAGAGGAGCCAGGCCTGATAACCTTTTGAATCTACGCCCCATCCATCGCCACTTTTATCAACCTCATGGCGGGCAAAGAATGAAACCATGCGCTTCAATGTGTCAAGTGACACGGGCCGCCGGTTGGCGAGGTCACGCGCACGGGCGACGCCCACCGCCGTTCCACCCCGATTTGAGGGGGGCTGTTCGGCACGGAGGGCAAGGCCCCGTTGGGCGGCAGCGGCCACGGAGGCGGGCGGGGTCCAAGAGTCGGTCATGGTGCAGGCTCGACAAAAAATGTCTTACCAACTGAGCCCATGATTCTATCAGCTTTGGCAGGGTCAAGGTTGAAAAACTCCACAAGCTGCTGCACACCGCTCTCACGCGGCAACAGTCGCCCTGCAACCTGGGCAACGATGGCAGTGGCGGCTTGCACTTGTGCCCCATTGAGGGCAGTGTCGGCGGCCTTGACTGTGCCACCACCGGGCGTGCTCGAGGCGGCCAGAGGATCGGCAGATGCGGGGGCTAAAGCCACCGCCCCCGTGCTTAGTGTTGCACGGATTTTAGCCAATGACGCCTTGATAGCTGGCATATCAGCCTCACCTTCAACGGCAAGCATCTCGTCAATGGCGTCCATTTCTTCTGCAACGTCCGCATTGTCGGGCATTGCATCAGACGTTTCCGGCTTCTCGGCCTCATCCACTTCGTTTATCCATTCCTCAGCAGCCTCATGCTGTAACCCGAACAGTGATTGCACTGCTTGAACGCGGGACATAAGGCGCATGGAAATGTACTTCTCAACGCGTTCGGCTTCCGCCCGCATCTCATCGGGGCTTTGCTGGATCGGGGCGTACTGGATCGACCATGCATCAGGCACTTCGGGCAATGCCGCACCGCCATACCGATTGGCAAGCCGGGCTGCTATACAGAGTATCTGCTTGTCTGCAAATCTTGCCGGTGGGATGGCCTTTTTTTGATAGCGCCGGAGTCCATCGCGGCTCACCACAATAGCATAGCCGCTCTGCCCAGTGCTGCCGCCCGATACGTCGGCAGGTGACAACCCTGCGCTCACGCAAAGGCCAGCCTCAAAGTCCTGTATCGCCTTGCCTGCTTGGGCGGGGTCCATCGCGGGCTCCCATTGGGCGATAGCCGCATGCATCACCTGATCGCCTATTTTCTTTGATGCAATCTGCAATATCGTCTGCGGGTTCATCCTCACAACGCTTTGCCCGTTGACTGCGCCCGTCACCTCAACAACGCCGTCGATCACCGCCCGTTGAGGGTGGGCACCATCACGCACGCCGCCTATCCAGAAGGTCCAAAGGACGGCGGCGGTGAGGGTGCCGATCACCAACTCATGCCCGCTGTTACAGTCGAACGTATGCGAACCGATGCGCGAATGTGCAATGACATACGGCATAATCGGCTTATCCTGCTTGTCGAAGTAAGGATAAACTGTGGATTCTGAATAGTCAGCAGTCACGTCGACGCGTACGCCCTTGTCATCAACCGCCTCAATGCGCCAATAAGGGGCGGTCAGGTCCGTTACATCCCAAATCTCCCACGTCCATTGCTTCTTTTTGCCAATGGAGCGCAGACGCAACTCTTCGAGGTGGGTGAGGTTTCGCTTATTGTCAAGCTCAACGCAAGCGACAAAGCAAGGTGCAAGCACGCGATACTGAACTTGGGTGTCACCTTCTTCCCAATCCATGCGCATGAAGCATTCATTGACGCCGCGCTCAATGCGATGGCGCTCTTGTAGAAGCGGCAACAGGGTGCCAGTTAGGACCACGGAAAGCAAGTCTGAATCTGTATCTTTAGCCGATACGATCCACTCCTCATCATACAATATCGCCACTTGCTCTGTGCATGACTTGAACGCATTGCGGCTTGTTTCCGCAGGCGGCAACATCGCCCGCACTTCAGGCGCAAAGAAGTCGGCCTCACGTTGCAGGGCATCCTCAGGCCATTGCCCCGTAAGCAGGCGCAGGCGTAGGCTCTGCTCATCCCACCGGGCGCACTCCTCTGGATCACTTGGGCGGGGCATGGTTGACATCAGAAACTCACCACGGTTGGGCCGCGTTTGGGGGTCAAGAGAGACGAGGGCAGGAGGTCACCTATTCCGTACCGTAGGGCATCAAGGGGGTGCTTTAGGTCGGACTCTGTACCTGTATAGCCTTCGAGCGATCCGCGCAACAGATGGCACGTATCAGCGATCTTTAGACGGTCTTCAAGGGCGGCCGTGTTGACGGCCATCTCACCGGCCCGCACGCTGCCAGGTCGTTTGGTGGGGGTCAACACTTCTACATGATGCCCACTCTGAATGGTCAGTTGCTCTGCAAAGGCTGCATTCACAGACTGGCCTGCACCACTCTTCCCGGCGCTATTGATGTCCCCCCGAACCTGTATGAAGGGCTCGGTTGTGCCATGCCTTGACAGAAGCTCATGGGGTATCCCCATCTCTGTCAGCGTCATCAGCAGTTGTGCCGCGTCTTGTGCAGGGGTTGACTTGGTAGAGCCTGGAATCTCACGCAACACATCATAGCTATAGGGTTGCTTTGATCCAATAACGCCGCAGATATACCCAATCTGTGATCCAGGGGTTTCGCCCCAATCGTAGCCAATTCTTAGGTGGTTGTACTCCACCTGCGATAACCGGGCAGCCCCGAAGATGTGCTTAGTGGGG